CTAGAATATGTAGCTTTCGCTAAACGTAAAGCGATGCTAAAGTATTCATGGGATGATTGCATGAAAGACCAGATGAAAGAATACGGCAACAAAGAAATAGCTGCTAAGGTCTGTGCTGCTATTAAAAACAAGACAGTAAAACGTTAGAGAAATAAACAACATTAACCCTTTTATATTTATAGTTAGTTATGGGAACAATAGAAAAAATTTTAAATATCTTGAAAATGAAAAACGAACCAAAATCTTATTCTGTTAAATTCTATGCTGAGATGGTATTAGAAGATGGGCGAGTACTTGCAACAGAAGATGACCAATTTATGATTGGCTCTAAAGTATTTGCTATTGATGATTCAGGTGAAGCCTCTAGTATTGAAGCAGGAAGTTATACAATGGAAAACGGAAGCAAAATTACAATAGATGAAAATTCTAAAATTCTTGACTTAGGTGAAGAAAAAGATGCAGAAGAAACAGAAGCATCAGAAGAATTAGCAGAAGATGATGAGGCAGCAGTTGATGACTGGGCAGGAATGGAGAAAAGAATAAAAAATTTAGAAGATGCTGTAGCTGATTTGAAAAAAGACAAAGTAGAAGCTTCTGCTGAATTATCAGAAGAAATTGTAGAAGAAAAAACAGAAGAAAAAACAGAAATGAGTTCAGAATTAATTGGTGAATTAACTACACAAATTGAAGAACTAAAAAGCACAATAGTTGAATTAAGTGGCCAACCTGCTGAGGAGGGAATACAACATACTCCTGAGGGCGTTGCGAAAACTAATTTATCTATTGATATAGCAAAGATGTCTGCTAGAGAAAGGGCATCGTATTATATTAACTCTAATAAATAATTTTAAAAATGGCGAATAAATTAAGTAAGAAGTATGACTTCGATATAACAGTGAATCCTGCTACTACTTATGCAGGTTCTCAAGCTTTGCCTTATGTAACAGCAGCAGTTAAGTCTAATGATACGATTGCAAAAGGATATGTAAGACAAATGGATGGACTAGCAGGTAGTAAAGCAGTAATAAGTAGTTTAGTAACTACAGACCCAATTGTAGGGGCAACAGGTGCTTGTAACTTTTCAGATGCAGGAACTACTACACTAGGTGAAAGAGTATTAACATTAACAGACCTTAAAGTGAATCGTGAGGTTTGCCGAGCAACAGTTTGGCCAACATGGGTTGGTGAAAATATGCGTCGAGAATCAGATGCAGGTTTACCAAACTCATTTTCTGATTTCCTTTTAGAAGTAGTTGCAAATCAAGCTTCTGCTCAAATAGAAAATGGTATTTGGGTTGCAGATACTGGTAATATATTTGGAACAGGGTTCTTGTCTGATGATGGTGCATTTGACCAAGCAGGATTAA